CATCATCATTCATTAATGTTGTGGCTACAAATATAGCTTTCTTCCAATCACCTGAATAATATAAGTCTAAGAATTCTTTATGACCATTTATTCTGGTTTGACCAATAGTGAAGATTTTCACACCTTCTTTTTTACCTTTTACGGCAATATTATCTAATTCAATAACAGTATATTGACCTCTAACTAATTCAGCCGTTCTGGCACCTAATACAATTTTTACACCATATGGTTTAGATTGTCCTTCTAAACGTGATGCCAGGTTAACCCCATCGCCGAGGCAAGTATAGTCGAAACGCTGTGAAGAGCCCATATTACCCACAACAACGTCAGAAGTATTGATACCAAGTCCCATACCGAACGCTGGCACACCCTCTTTAGCAATCTCTTCATTGAACGCATCTAAATCTCCTAACATCTCTAATCCTGTCTTAACAGCATTAAGAGCATGATCTTTATCATCTAATGGTGCATTCCAAAACGCCATCTGAGCATCACCAATATACTTATCTAATGTGCCATTATTATCTAGTATCTTCTGTGTCATGGCAGTCATATATCGATTCATGATTGATGTCAAACCTTGAACATCTTTACCATAGTGTTCTGATATGGTTGTAAAACCACGAACATCAGTAAACATAATTGATAACTCTCTTGTTTCACCACCAAGTCTTAATAACTCTGGATTCTTTTGTAATTTTTCAACAAGAGCTGGTGACAAGTAAGTACCAAATTGTTTTTTGATTTGTAGTTTTTGGTTTAGTTCACTTAAAAATTTAACAGTATATGAATGAGCATAGACAAGACCCAAAGTGAAAATAGGAAACACACAATCCACCAAATAACTGTAATGAGTAAAGGTATAACGAGAACCAACATATAAAGCAACAATAAGACCAACAATAGGGACAATAGCATATTTCCACCTCGATAAAAAGATTATTAATATAGACATCACAATAGTGAATAAAAGTTCGGCACCAGGAGCCCAATCAGGTCGTTCTATATTAACATTATTAGCTAAGGTGCCGATTACAGCGGCCTGCACATCTTGAGGCCAAACTGCTCCCATTGAGGTAGGAACAGGATTGCCTAAACCAGCAGCAGTCACACCAACAATAACAATAGATTTGTTAAAGTCTTTTGGTAGATTTACTGCGGAAACTGAATTTGATTTTTGTGACCAATCAACCCAAATACGACCAAGTGAATCAGTAGAAATTGGTCTGAAACTTGGTATACGCATCTTCTCAACACCATTCTCGTTGAGTTTAACCTGAAACGTAGAATCACCTGATACAACTCTTAATACTTCCAATGGCACAGATGGATAAACAGAACCATTATAACCAATGAATAAAGGTAATCTACGATTAACACCATCAATTTCTGGTAATGTATTTGCCATACCAACACCAGCAGCTGCATCTTCTAATCTAGGAATATTTGCAATTACTCCATTATACTGGATAATTTGATTGATATGTTCAGAACCAATAATAGCAGAACCAGGTTTCTTTGGTGTATTCTTGGTTGCTTGTGACGGCATATTAGTTAGAACAACCGGATGGTCTTTTAGTGTATCTGATAAAGCAATATCACCACCAAGTCTGTCTGCTTCAGGCATCATAATATTCCAAACAACTAAACCCGCATTACGGCTATAGATGTCTGCAATCAAATTGGCATATTGGTCACGTTTAAATGGCCATTGTCCATATTTGTTTAATGTTGCCTCATCTATATTAACTGTATAGATGTTATTAACTGTTTCAGATTTACTTGTTATAAGAGTATCAAAATATCTTAATCTAATAGATTCGACAAAATTGGTACTTGAGATTGAAACAACAAGTGCTAATGTTAATAGAGCAGTCCAAGGACTTAATAGTAATTTTTTCATATTAGAACCAGAGCCAGATACCTTGACTCATTAATGTTAAACCAATAGCACATAATACGAATGATGACCAGAATAAAGACATACTAACAGCAAGAATAGATGCTGATAATAAAACGATTGCTAATTGATAAGCAGTTCCAGCATAACCAATCCATGGTGACTTCTTCTTAGCAAAGTCACGTTCATCTTCTAACTTCTTAGCTGCTGAAAATAATGCAGGTTTACCTTCGATGCCTTCATCGTAAGATTTAGCTTTTACTGTAAACTTTTTAACTAATGCTGGATCTTTTGTTTCTAATGCAGCTAGTTCATAACTAGTTTGTTTGATTGATTTAGCTTGATAGAAGTTCCAGATGTCATTAGCTTTGATTGTGTTGTTCATTACGGTTGAACTTAACTTACCACCATACCATACATTAAATGCTAATAAAGCTGCAAAGATATTAATTGCCATACCGGCTTTGTCTTTGATCTTCGCTTCACGTTCTGATCTTGAAGGACCACCTGTTGCTGATGCCTTATTATCTTCTGGTTTAGGGTCACGTGTGACCATTTTTAATACTGAATCGATTAATGCCATCTTAGTTTCCTTTTTGATTTATTGTTATTACGTTTGTGGTACTATCTTGAGTTTGTAAAGATGTAGATGACCCACTTTGGTTAATATTTATAGTGTATCCTAAATCTTTATTTACTAATATGGTTGCATTTTGATTATTCTTAGGTCTTTGAATTAACCAATTTGATTGTTTGTCAAACACATAAGTTCCAGTGAGAGAATTATATCCTACTTGGAAAGCAGTTAATAATTGATTATCAAAAGCATTAGTGAGATATTGAGCATCTAATAGATTAATATCTAATTCACTAAAACTAGCATATGGGTCTTTCCACACTTTAACATCTAAAGCATTTTGGTCCAGACCATTGAAATCTAATGCAGCTCCAGATTTATCTTTAATATCATCTATAATTTGTTTGAGTATTTCTTTTGGTGGTTTAACAATTAACATATTATCAATTGCTGATTCTGATAATAATAAAATTACAGGTTTTGTAGGTTTAACTTCAGGTGATGAAGTCATTGTAGCTTGAAATGCTTGATTGAGTGTAACTGTTCCGGTTGGAGTAATAACATCAATCATACCTACAGAACCATCAGCATTTGGTAATAGAATGATAAGTGATTTGCCAACCTCATCAACAGTCATTGTAAATGCAGTACCACGAACCGCAACTGAGGCAGTTGGTGTATTGATTGCTACGTTTTTATTATTTTCATGGGCAATATTACCTGAAGCATAACGAACAGTTCCCATAGTAACTTTAAGTGCTAATTTACCTGCACCTTTTTTATTTGGATCATAGACAAAATCATCTATGAGTAGTTTTGAATTTTCTGTTACTCTTACTTGAGTATTATCTTCGAAAGTGATGCCAACTACACCGGCACCGGTTTGAACTAAATCGTTTGAATCAATTGGAGATTTAGGTTTGGCATCCACCGAAGCCTTATTATGGACGATGGATGCTGACCCTTTTTGTTCAGTTACAGAACCAATTGCGGCCCAACTAGTGTTGAGTGATAGAGATAGCAGAGTTAGAACCAGTAAGGTTGATAACTGCGCTATTCGCAATAGTATTGCCATCTTGAAGCACTGATATTGAATTGCTATCACCGATAACATTAGCACTAATATTATGACCACCACCAGTTAATGTACCAAAACCAGTTTGTGTGGTTGTAAATGTGTTACTGTCACCTGCAATAGTAAAGTTGTTAGTAGTGTAAGCACTATTAATTGTGCTTGTGATACTATTATGGTCACCTGTTACATCTAAATTATAAAGATAGTTACTTGAATTATGTAATGTACCAATGTTCAAGATCGAGTTATTATTAGAACCAGTGAAACTGATGCCTAATGTACCTGAGCTTGTACCAAAGTTACCGTAGTTCAATACAGTAGAGTTACTATTACCGATTTGACTAATTGTTGCATCAGAAGAACCACCAATAAAGTTACCTAAGATGCTGTTGTTCATGCCATCTTGTGTAATAGTCAAGTTCATACTGTTACCATCAATCACAAACGGATTACCAGTCGTTGTATTTGAATCACCAACGTTATTGTTAGATCCAGTTTGAGTGATAGTTACTGATGATTGGTCGGCGTTAGTTTGATCGATATAAACCGAATTACCTCCGTCTGCCCAAACACTAACTGCTAATAACAAACCCATCACAAAAGTGATAAGTTTACTTTTCATTACTTTTCTCCTTAAATTGCCACATACCCTTTTTTTCACCCTGGATAATCAACTGTTCAACGGCCAAGTCCGTGGCTGACTTGATACAGTGAATACTTGCTTCAGTCTGTGTTATCCCAATTTCAGATTCAAAGTTTTTTGTGCCGTTATCATAAAATTTAAATATTGCTACACCGGCAGTATAACTAAGTAACGTCTTTTGGGTATTCACAGTTAATAATACTTCACCAGTTTGCACACTAATTGCTCTTATGCTAACTGTAACGACATCTTCTTGGTATTGTGTATCTGGTCCTATTCCTAACCATCGAACACCAATACCACCTGTTCTTATATTTGTGTCATATGAAACTATGCCACCTTCAATAATCATACCTGCATATAGAATTTGACCGATTGAATGTGGATCTTTTGCTTCTTCTCTAGCGGACCTAATCAACTGTCTTTCTTTTAAAAGATTATCTAAACCAACTCTTTCAACAATTCTAAACCACTTACCATCACCTGCATCTTCTAATGATTTAATCAACATTGTTTCTCCACCTTGTGTAACAGCAGTAGAGAATTTAGCTATTGTATTACTATCTTTTCTTTGGCCTGTTTTATCGCCAAAGTTATAAACGGCTACGACTATTTTACCTTTAGCAGGATCAGGTAATTTAACTCTATCAGTTTTTACCGTTGTTTGATTCTGTAATATTTCAGGATCTTTTCTAACAACGTTCATAGGTCCACCACAGGCAGACAAAAGCACACACATTAATATTATGAATATATTCTTCATTAGAATTTTAATGTTCCAATTGGTATTTCAACTTGAGTAATTGTTCCGTCAGCCGCTGTCACGGTTAATGATATAGAGTCAGCTGTTTTGGTATATTGAATAGTGTTGCCTTCAATAGTAACAGTTCCACTATTTTGTGGGTTTTCACCGAAAAGATTATTAATTAATTGTGTAGATAATTGAGCATAGACTCTGCTCTCAAAGTTATTTAAGAACTTTTGTAAGTTCGTATTTTTGGCAGCCGCAGCTGCATCTTTAGCGGCTTGCAACTTAGCATCCTCAATCGCTTTTCTGCGAGTTGATTCTGTGTTCTCTATCGTTTGAACGTGAGAAGAATATCCAATTCCACTAAATGCTGGGGATTTGAATTGAAAAACTTGTTCAGCATAGGCATTACTGCTTATCAGTAATATCAATATTGTTTTTTTTGCGAGCTTCATTCTCTTCTTTCTCTCGTAAAGACAGAATAACGTTCACTTTTTGATTTAATCGGATAAGATCGTTATCTAGCATACGAATACGATCAATCAAATCAATCAATACCTTATTTGAATCACTTAAAACTGGTTTAATTTCTTCTGTTACCCACTTCCATACAAAGTAGATAAAGTAACCCATGCCACCTGCGGCGACTATTGGAAATCCATATTTGTTTATTGCATCTACTAAATCGTTCATAGTTCTTCTTCAGTTGGTAACGGGTCAATAACCCAACATCTTAACTGTCCATTTATATACATGCAGTTTGGTGGTAAATGTATTTTCTTTTTATGTTTACCTTCAGCATGAGCATCCGTATAAAACATTACCATAAAACATATAGCAATAATTATTGACAAACCAACAAAAATACTGTTATAATCTCCCATTAATCTCTTCTTGCGTCAGATTGTTCTGCTCTTGCTATTCTATCCAAATCTGGAGGAATACCTAAAGCATGAGATACTTTTGTGTCGATACGGATAACATCATGATTCATGGCAGCTACTCTTTTATCAAGAGCTATGATAATACCACTCATACCTTTGACACCAGAAGTAACGCCAGCTAGAATGAACTTTAAAGTTAGAAAGACGAAGTAACCACCAGCCATAGCTGAGGCTATAGGAAAGCCAACTTCTCCAACTAACTTTAAAAATTCCATATGATTGTCCGTAGCTTACTAAATTACTAAGGTATTTATACTTGACATGGATCAAATAATGATATATAATACTCAATTAGTGAAAAATCAATCTAAATTCGTTATAAGGATAAAAAAATGGATATTATCGCATTAAAACTAATCACCGGTGAAGATGTTCTTGGTGAACTCGAATCAGAATCAGAAACTCAAATCGTCATTGAAACTCCAGTTGGTATTTCAGTTGTTCGTGGTAAAGATGGTCAACCAAGTATTGGTTTTTCACCATTCCCACTCCATGCTGAACCAAAGACTGGTAATAAATTCACATTCAGCAAAAAACATGTAGTTTATAGTTATACTCCTGCTGAAGACTTTATAAACAATTATAAACAAATCTTTGGAGCTGGTATCATTACTCCTAATAAACAAATCATTACCGGATAATTATTTGAAAACTTTCTATACTAATGTTCAATCGATAGGCAATAACATACTCTTTAGAGGTGTTAAAGATGGTAAAAGGTTCAAAACAAGAATTGAATACCAACCGACAATGTATGTGCCTTCTCGTAAAGTGACTAATTACACCACATTAAGTGGTGACTATCTCGAACCATTCAAAGCTGGTGGTATTCGTGAGACTAGAGATTTCATCAAGAAATATGATGATGTTGAAGGTTTCAAAATCTATGGTCAAAATAGATTTGAGTATGCTTTTATTGCCGAACAACATCCAGATATGGTTGAATGGGATCAAGATTCAATATCAATAGCAATTATCGATATTGAGGTTGGTTCTGAGAATGGCTTTCCAGATCCATATAAAGCAGACGAACCAATTACAGCAATTGCCATTAAATATATTAATGGTGATATGATTGTCTTTGGTTGTGGTGATTATGAAGTTAAAGGTAATGAGAAATATATCAAATGCCAAAATGAACACTCTCTCTGTCATAAGTTTATGGAACTTTGGTTCAAAAGATGTCCAGATATCATCACAGGTTGGAATACAAAGTTCTTTGATGTTCCATATATCATAAATCGTTTTAGAAAAATACTTGGTGAAGATGAAACTAAAAAGTTGTCACCATGGGGTATGATCACGGAACGAAAAACAAATATCAAAGGCCGAGAGTTAATTGCGTATGATATGATGGGTGTTTCATCATTAGATTATATCGAACTATACAAATGGTACGCACCTGGCGGTAAGTCACAAGAATCTTATCGATTAGATTATATTGCTGAAGTTGAACTTGGCAAAAACAAATTATCATATGATGAGTTTGATAATCTACACCAACTCTATAAAGAAAACTATCAAAAGTTTATTGAATATAATATTGTTGACGTTGAACTCATTCAAGAACTTGAAGATAAATTAAAGTTATTAGAATTGGCCATGACTTTGGCTTATGACACAAAATCTAACTATGATGATGTGTTTGCACAAACTCGTATGTGGGATTCATTGACATATAGTTATCTACTCAAACAAAATATTATTGTTCCACCAAGAGAAGTCAAATCTAAAGATTCAGCTTTCGAAGGTGCTTATGTTAAAGATCCACAAGTTGGCAAACATGATTGGGTAGCATCATTCGACTTGAATTCTCTGTATCCACATTTGATGATGCAATACAATATCTCACCAGAAACATTAATCGAACCTAAAGATTATACTCAGGTTATGAGAGATATTATTTCTCAAGGTGTTAATGTTGATAAGTTATTGAATAAAGAAATCGATACTTCTAAATTAGAAGGTGCAACTATTACACCTAATGGACAATTCTTTAGAACTGATATGCATGGTTTCTTACCAAAGATGATGCATGAGATGTATGAAGATCGTAAGAAATTTAAAAAATTAATGTTAAAGGCCAAACAAGACTATGAAAACGAACAAGACGAAAGTAAGAAATTCGAAATCTCCAAAAGAATCGCCAGATACGATAATCTACAACTCGCTAAAAAGGTCTCTCTTAATTCTGCTTATGGTGCTCTTGGCTCTCAATATTTTAGGTTCTACGACTTACGGCAGGCACTTGCCGTTACGATGGCTGGTCAATTAAGTATTCGTTGGATCGAGAATAAACTTAATGTTTATATGAACAAATTATTAAAAACAGAGGATGATTATGTTATTGCGTCTGACACGGATTCTATCTACCTCAAACTTGCGCCGTTGGTGGATGCAATCTATAAAGAGGAAAAGTCAACTACTAAAGTTATCTCCTTCATGGACAAGGTCTGTGAAACTAAAATTCAACCGTATATTGATGATAGTTATAAGGAACTTGCAGATTATGTCCACGCTTATGAACAAAAGATGGAAATGAAACGAGAAGGTCTATCTGATAAAGGTATTTGGACTGCCAAGAAACGATATATTCTAAATGTTCACAATAATGAAGGCGTTCAATATAAAGAACCTAAACTTAAAGTTATGGGTCTTGAGATGATTAAATCATCAACACCATCTGTTATTCGTGGCAAGATGAAAGAATCTATCAAAGTTATGTTAAGTGAAACTGAATCTGATATTCAAAAGTTTATTGCCGATTTCAAAGAAGAATTTAAACATCTTCCAGTTGAAGACATTTCTTTCCCAAGAAGTGTTAATGGCATCAA